CGCTGCACGCCGAGGCCAACGCGCTGTCGGTCTGCGACCGGTCCGCGCGCGAGGGTGGCACGATCTACGTCACGTCGCACACGTGCTCCGCGTGCGCGAAGCTGGTCGCCAACTCCGGGTTGCGCCGCATCGTGGTTCTCCACAGACCGGGTTTCGCACACCGGAACCCGGTGGAGCACTACGAGTTCCTGGTCAGGTGTATGATCACAGTGACGATCTACGACGAGTACAACCGGATCCTGACCCGCGACACGTTCGAGCCGCAGGACGACTGACCCGGAGGGGACCTCACCCGATGCCCGAGTTTCACCTGAGTCACACGCGTGACGGCGGCCCAGTCGCGTGCAGCTGCGTGATCGGTCACGACCACGACGCCGAGGCCTTGACGAGAGCTGAGGCGCGCGACCAGGTCGCGGCGATCGTCACCCAGTTTCGCCGGGACGCGTTTCTCACCCGCGACCACTACGACACACTCTTCGCCAACCTAGTGGCGCGTCTCGGCGACGTCATCAACCGGACGGGGTGAGCGTGCCCGGACTCGATGACGTCGAGCTGACGCTGATCGACTCGCTGGACGGAGTGCTCGCGTTCCGCGAGTGGCTCGGCGCCCGCCGACCGTACGACGCGCTCGGCTTCGACACTGAGACGACTGGCCTGGGACGCGACGACCGCGTTCGCCTCATCCAGTTCGGCGACGATACACACGGCTGGGCCGTGGCGCGCGACGACTGGCTCGGGATCGCGCGCTGGGTGTTCGCCAACTGGACCGGGCGCTTCATCATGCACAACGCGACTTTCGACCGCACCCGGATGCGTCGCTCCTGCGGGATCAGCATTCCAGCGAACCGGATCGACGACACCATGGTGCAGTCCCGCGTCAACGAGCCAAACCACTCGATGGCGCTCAAGTCGCAGGCCGCGCGCCACGTCGACTCGGCGGCCGGTGGACTCCAGGTCGAGTGGCAGAAGTCCACCGGCTGGACGTGGGCGACCGTCCCGATCGAGTACGGACCGTACTGGCAGTACAGCGCGCTCGACCCGGTCCTGACGTACATGCTGCACGCGCACCACTGGCCGGTGGTGTCCGAGCGGTCACCGCGCGCGTACGACCTAGAGATGGCCACGCTGTGGGTCGTCGAGAAGATGCAGGACAACGGCGTTCACGTCGACCGACCGTACGCGGCCACCAAGTTGCGCGAGTTCGAGGCCTACTGCGACGCCACCGCCAAGTGGTGCGAGCAGACCTACGGCGTCAGACCGGGAAGCAACACATCGGTGATCGCCGTCCTGGAACGCGAGGGTTACGAGTTCCCGAAGCTGACCGCCGGCGGCGCCCAGGCACTGGACGCCGAGATCCTGGAGGGCATCGACCACCCCCTCGCGACCGCGGTCCTCAACCGCCGTCGCCTGCAGAAGCTAGCCTCGACGTACCTTCGGCACTACGTCACCGAGGCCGACGCGGACGACCTCGTACACCCGTCGATCAACACGCTCGGCGCGTCGACGTCCCGGATGTCGATGTCCGACCCGAACCTCCAGAACCTACCGGTCCGCGGAAGCAACCCGGGCGTCAGGGTCGTGCGGTCGTGCATCACGACGCGCTACGCCGATCCCGGGGTGCCCGACGAGCTGTGGAATCCGCGGCTGCACGGCACGCTGCTCATGTGCGACTTCGACCAGATCGAGATGCGCCTACTCGCGCACCTGTCGCGGGAACCCGCCATGCTGGAGGCGTTCCGCGGCGCAGACGACTTCTTCGTGACACTGGCGCGCCAGGTCTACCGTGATGAGACCATCGGACGCAAGGATCCCCGACGCCAGATCGTCAAGAACGCCGGGTACGCCAACATCTACGGAGCCGGCACGCGGAAGTTCGCGCTGACGGCCGGAATCAGCGAGGTCGAGGCTCGTGAGTTCATGGGTCGCTGGAACGCCCTGTACCCCGGAGTGCGCACGTTCCAGAACCTGGTGCAGCGCCTGGCGACTGAACGGCGAGAGCAGACCGGAGTGCCGTTCGTCACCTCTCCCCTCACCGGACGTCGGTTCATCGCCCAGCAGGGCAAGGAGTACGCCCTGGTCAACTACCTCATTCAGGGCAGCGCCGCCGAGACGTTCAAGTCGAAGCTGGTGGAGCTCGATGCGGCCGGACTCGGTGAGTGGATGGTGGCGCCGGTACACGACGAGGTGATCCTCGACGTACCGGGTGAGCACGTCGACGACGTCGTTCGCGTTCTCCAAAAGGTCATGAACGACGACACCATGTACTCGGTCCCGGTGACCGCCTCCGTCTCGTACGGCCGGAACTGGGGCAGCAAGCGGGAGTGGGTCGACGCCGTGTGAGAGACGTCGTCATCATCGGCGTCGACCCCGGGCTGGTGTCCGGTGTCGCGCTCTACGCCGGGAGTCACGAACACTTCCACTCGTTCTCCGGAGGGCGTCCCGAGGTCATCCGGTTCGTCGAGTCACAGCTCATCGCGTATCCCGACGTGGTCGTCGCGTGCGAGCGCTACACACTCGGCGGGCGGCATAAGTCCCAGCAACCCGACGCCCTGCAACTCCTCGGAGCGCTGGAGCACATCACGCACGCCGGCGGCGGTCAGTTCCGGTACCAGGGAGCGGCCGAGGCCCGGCGGGCGGGCTCCGACACGGTGCTGCGAAGGCTCAAGTGGTACGTCGTCGAACCCGATGCGCACCGAAATCGCGCCGCCGCGCAGGTCCTCCTCGCGCTGGCAACGGTCGCACCCTTCGCGTACGCCAAGCTCGTCGGTGGTGCTAGAATGATCCGAGAACCAGCGACCAACGGGGACGGAGTGACAACGTAGATGGCGTACGCCGAGTGCCGTGACGGCTCCATCGCCGTCCAGACCGTCTGGACCGAGAAGGAACTCATTAAGCAGGTTCCCGGATCCCGCTGGAACCCGGACAGCCGCGACTGGGAGCTCCCGCTGACCTGGGCGTCGTGCGTGACCGCCCGCGGCGTCTTTCCCGACCTGCGCGTCGGTCCGGAGCTGGCTCGCTGGGCCTGGGAAGACTTCCACGGCCGAGTCGAGCCGGTGACCGCCGTCCGCGAGCTCCTGGAGCCGGTCGTCGCGGACCCCGCCCGCGACGCGCACGGCCTGCGACGGTTCCAGGAGGTCGACGTCGAGTTCATGCGACTCGGCGGATCGGTCCTACTGGCCAACGACATGGGCCTGGGTAAGACGATCTCTGTCCTCACCGCACTGCGCCGACTCGGCCGCGAGCGCGCGCTGCCCGCCCTGGTCATCTGCCCGAACTCGACCAAGACGGCCTGGGAGAAGCACGCGCGCAACTGGTACCCCGACGCCCGGCCCTACGTCGTTCACGGTGGCGCCGCCGGCCGGCGCAAGATCCTAGCCGCGGCGGCCGAGAACCCGCGCGCGCTGGTCATCATCAACCTGGAGTCAGTGCGCCTGTTCTCGCGGCTCACCGGCTTCGGCTCGATCCGGCTGGCGCGCTGCCGCGCGTGCGACTCTCGCGGCGAGGAGGGACTGACCGCGTCGCGGTGTGAGGTTCACCCGAAGGAGCTCAACGGGTTCGGCTTCCAGACCGTCGTGCTCGACGAGGCACACCGCATTAAGGAGCCGTCCTCGAAGCAGACCCGGGCCTGCTGGGCCGTCGGTCACGACCCGTCCGTCCAACGGCGCTGGGCCCTGACGGGCACACCCATCGCCAACCACGTCGGGGACCTGTGGTCGGTCATGCACTTCGTCGCGCCGACGGAGTACCCGGTGAAGGGCAAGTTCGTCGACCGCTACGCGCTCCAGTCGTGGAACCCGTTCGGCGGACTCGACATCGTCGGCGTCAACCCGCACGCCCGGGAGGAGTTCTACAAGATCCTCGACCCGCGGTTCCGGCGGCTCACCAAGGCGGAGGTCCTCGACCTCCCGCCGAAGATCCGCAGCCAGCGCTGGGTCGACATGAGTGCCAAGCAGAAGAGGGCGTATGACGACCTCGCCGCCGGTGCGCTGACCGTCCTCGAGAACGGCCAGGTGCTCGTGGCGCCGGGTAACCTCGACGCCTCGATCCGGCTCCTGCAGCTCGCGTCGTCGTACTGCGACGTCGAGTGGATCGAGAGACCGCTGACCGTTCACGCGAAGTGTAAGTGCTACGCGAGCGGTCTCGATCGTCACGCCGAGCGGTGCCCGCTCCGCCTCAAGATGATCCTAACACTGCGGGAGCCGTCCCCGAAGCTCGACGCGCTGGAGGAGGTTCACGACGAGCTCGGCCCGCGGCAGTACGTCGTCTCGGCGATGCACCGAAAGCTCATCGAGCTGGCCGCCGCCCGCTACGAGAAGAGGAAGATCCCGTTTGGCCTGATCACCGGTCCGGTCGGCGAGTACGAGCGCGAGCGCGTCAGGGAACGCTTCATCGCCGGCGAGCTTCAGGTCATCATGTTCACTCTCGCGGCCGGCGGCACCGGTCTCGACGGTCTGCAAGTCTGCGACACGATGGTGCGACTCCAGCGCTCGTGGTCGATGATCGACAACTTCCAGGCCGAGGATCGGTACTACCGGATCGGCTCGGAGGTTCACGACTCCGTTCACCTCATCGACATCGTGACCCGCGGGACGACCGAGGAGACCGAGCAGATGCCGCGACTCCTGGAGAAGTCCGAGCGCCTGGACGAGATCACCCGCGACCGCGCGCGGCTCGCCGCCGCGGACGCGCGCCGCGCCGAGCTCGACGCCGAGTATGATCTGATCGTCAACAGCGACCTGGGGGTGCCGTGACACCGGTGCGGACGATTCTCGAGCGTGGCGACATCCGCATCGTTGGTGCGCTGCTGCCCTGTGGCGTCTGCCTGAGTCCTCTCGTCATCGTCGGCGGCCGGCTGTCGTGCGCCGGGCAGGTCACACTTGCCTCACGCGGCATGATCGGTGGGCTGCTACGCGACCCACCCCCGGGATGTGACGCGTGGATCACACCCCACGCGGCCGACTGCCCACGAGAGCGAACGGAGACCACGTGACACCGAACGAGCAGCTGCTGGTCATGCGCAGGACGCGCAGTCGCCGGGCGCTGTCCGAACTCCTCGGGCTCGGCGAGGGTAAGCTCTGGAACATCGAGCGTGGCCGGCGAACCACCGAGGCTGAGGCGGCCGTGATCGCGCACGCGTACCAGTTGGAGGGTTACGCATCCGTCCCCGAGGACACCCCCGCGCCGGTCCAGCCACCCGCTCCGGCACCGGAACCCCCGCTGGTGTTGGATCCGATACCAACGTCCGAGCCGACCGTCTCGGAGGCGCAGGAGGCGTGGGTGCGTCGCGCCGTCGACCCGCCACCGCTGCCGACGCTCGACGTCGGCACCCCGGGCCGCGTGGTTGGCAACCTCCGCCTGCTTCCCGCCGAGCCCGACACCGAGGATGAACTTCTCCCCGCCGTGCCGACACCCCGCCAGATGTCGGAGGTCGACGGCCTGCGCCGGATCTCGAACTCGGAGATTCAGACGTTTAAGCGCTGCCGGCGGAAGTGGTGGCTGGCGTGGTTCCGCGACCTCAGGCTGCGCGCCGAGTCTCCCGTCGGCGTCCGCCAGATCGGCGACCGTGTTCACCGCGCGCTGCGAGAGTGGTACGTTCCGCACAGGGGAGCCGGCCGAGCCGACCCGCGCGACGCGCTGGAGGCTCTCATTAAGTCGGACTGGGAGGCGCTGGCGAAGCTTCCACCCGCCGGTGAGATCACCCAGGAGGCGGTCGCCGCGCAGTTTCAGAAGGAGGCCGACCTCGAGCGCGTCATCCTGGACGGCTACGTGCAGTGGCTAACCGAGACGGGAGTCGACGCGGACTACGTCGTGATCGAACCGGAGGCGTACCTCGAGGCGCCCGTTCCCGGCATCACCGGCGTCCTGGTAATCGGCCGGCTCGACGTCCGCGTCCGCCGGCTCTCCGACGACCTGCGCCTGTTCATGGACCACAAGGTCGTCGGCGACTTCACGCGCTCGACGCGCGTCCTCCACCTCGACGAGCAGGTCCTGACGTACATGCTGCTCGAGCAGCTCCAGTCAGACGATGATGATCAAGCTACGGCCGGTGCGCTCTACAACATGCTTCGCCGGTCGAAGAGGACCGCGGCCGCCAGGCCGCCGTTCTTCCAGCGGGTCGAGGTGCACCACAACCCGGCGGAGCTCGACTCGTTTACGCGGCGGCTGCGCGGCGTCGTCGGCCAGATCGAGGACGTGCGCTGGCACCTCGAGAACACGAGCTCGGACCCGCTGCAACTCGTCTACCCGACACCGACGTCAGACTGTGCCTGGCAGTGCCCGTTCTTCGGCGTCTGCGGTATGTTTGACGACGGGTCGCGCGTTGAGGCGGCCGTGAACCGCTACTACGAGAAGACCGATCCTACGAGCTACTATGTTGACACCGAGTTGAGGGAGACGAGTGACTGAGAGAGTGAAACTTAGGCGCGAGCGTCTCGCGCTGCAGATGCACGACATTCGGCTGCGATACGGCCCGGTAGTCCGCGTCGGCGCGGCACACCCGGCGCACTACGGCGGTGGAACGTGCATCGACTGCGGGTGGGAGATCTTCCGGGGGCAGCTCCAGGCACGGTCTCACTGGACCAACCGGGTAAGTGAGGGATTTTACGCCCATCACAGGTGCGAGCCGATCTTCGAGCGCAGCTCGTGGCTGCAGGACAGAGACTACGTTGATGTCTTTGACCAGCTCGGCGGCCTCCTCGGATACCAGCCGTGCCAAACACACTATCGACAGGTGTGTGACCGGGTCCTGTCGCGCGACTCGGTGACCGGTGAACCCCGGTGGTCGTACACGTGTGAGCAGTGCGTCAGGGAGGGTGTCAAGTGACGTACGACACAACCTCCGCGCTGATTCACGGTGCGGCCAAGGTCGGTAAGACCACACTGGCCACCACGGCCCCGCCGCCGATCTGCGTCCTCGACGCCGAGGGTGGCTGGAAGTACGTCAAGCGCGCCGGCTACCGCGGGGAGAGGGTGCTGCGCCGGACCGAGTGGGACCCGGTTGCCGGCCCACCTCCGCGGCACGACGGAAGCTGGGACTTCT